TTCTCTTCCGTCCTCGTCCTCAAAAGTGACCTCAACGACTGTTTTCAAGTGTGACATCTTCAATGTACTTCCATTTAAAACCTCCACAATGTTCTGTCTTTCCCTGGGCCGACTTCATAACAGCCGTTTTGTTACGCTTAACCGCATTAGCGGCCTCTGTAATACTTGGATAAATCTTTATGAATTTGCCTTCCATTGTATATTTGGCCACTTGTTTGCGATGAGAATACTGCTTCCTCCCATCATCAAAGCCTACGGCATAGATCAAACCGAAATAAAAACAGATAAGCTTGTCTTGCTCTTCGGTCTGTATGCGCGGAAGTAATCCGCGATCAAGCATCTCTTTTGAGATCTTCTCTATGGCTACATTAGAATGCATCCAAATCAAGCTTTTTGAATTCTTTCTCCACCAACTCTTCCGGGGGATTCTCTTTAAGCCGGATGGTGAACGTCCGGTTCTTCGATCCCTTTCTCTCGGCCCAATTGACAGAACCAAGAGTTCCGAAGTCAATCTGATCTGCTCCCGTACTCACAAATGTTTTTAGCATCACATTCTTTATGCCTGTGCGCTCCTGGTCCAGTCTTGCCGAAATCTTTCTCAGTAACGTGTCTTTCTTGCATAGTTCAAACTGCTCCATGGTTCCTTCTATTCCTTCTCTGGTTCTGAGATAGCGTTCTTCCATAAAGTCCTTATAAGCCTCCGATGTGTCAGGATCCGGTTCATAGCGTTGGATAAGCCCCTCCCATTTCTCTACTTCAGGTATGTTGTTCTGCATCTCTGCGATCTGCTTCTTGGCGAAAGCTTCTTTTGCCGGAAGAATCCTGTTTTCCCAAAATGCCTTACTGATCTCAATGATGCGCTCACACAATACATCATCCCTTGATATTTTCTCAACCCTGAAATCATTGCCGTCCTGAAGAATGGCGATCTCGGCATAATCTGTTTCAAGGATCAGCATGTACTGGTGGATCTGCGCAATGAAATAGATCGGTAGTCCGTCCTGCCACATCTGCGCCCCCCAATAAGAAAGCGTCTTGACTTCAAGGACTCCCTCTGTCGTCAGCGCCTCTCCTGTAATCAGATTAACTCCACCTTTGATGTTGATAACCCGGTCCAGGGAAGCAAAGAGCCAGGGATATTTTGGATTGACAACATATCCGTTCAGTCGCCGGCATTCTCTGATAACTTTATCGTTTTTACGATTTTCGATATAGCCATCAACAGTGCCGTCATAGTAACGCCAGATGTCAGCCACTTTGTCTTCTAGTTCTCGGCCCCAAAACATTTTGGAGTTATCAATCATTCGTGGACCGATACTTCCTACTTTTTCATGAAACAAACGGGCCACTGTATCAAATTTATTTAGGCCAAGAACACAGCCAATCTCACTTCCCCCGATACCATTTTTTCTGTACTCGTACCACTCGGGAGTATGTTGCGGAATGTTTTTAATTATTAAGTCTTTATTCATTTTATATATGTTTCCAATGTTTTCTTTTTATTATACTTCTAATTTGCCACCATGAAAGATTGAATTTTATTGCAAGATCCATATAAGTAACTATCCTTGGGATATATGAATTCCTAATATTCTTCACATCTATCTCAGTGACCTTTGATTTAGCTGCTTTTTCTCCGCATGCGGCCTTACGTCCATTATTAAAGCTATGCCGATGATTTTCTTGATATGTCGCCCATTCCAAATTACTGACACAATTATCTGCTTTATTTGAGTTCTTATGATTAACAGTTGGTTTATTATCAGGATTAGGAATAAAACTTATGGCAATTAGTCTATGCACATAATGAATGCCATAATTTCTACTCAATCTTACAGTTAAATAACCATTTGATTGAGTCGTAAGCTTCATTTCTTTAAGTTCCTTAGTTTTTGCATGATTCCTACTAAATATCTTTCCTTCTGTGCTTACGAAGTAATTTGGGGCAAAGCTTATTTCTTTAATCATAATTAATCTCCTCTTATTGCTTTTATTGCGTTCATTAAGTCCTTGGGCAAATGATCTAAATGGTGCATCACAATTCTTTTATCACCATTCACGGCCTGGAAACAAAACCAAAAGGGAAGCCAGTAATAGCTGTCGCCATCTTTTGTAAGAACCATGCAAGCGTTGTTCTTGATAAAGTCAATAATGGAATCTGAGGCATCAATTGTTGCGGTTATTGGATCTGCAGGAACAGGTAGGGTTTCTTCCTTATTGCTTTCTTCATTGGGATCTTCAAAGTCAACTTCCATTATCTCGTCGTCATTGCATGGAGATTTTGCGTCTGTGTGTTCCCATTTCACATCGGTTTTCGTAGAAGTTACTTCTTCTGCTTTTGGTTTTAGCGCACAATCAGGATAATGCCTGGGGTATTCCATGAGACTATATCCGCTGTTTGCCCATTTTAATACCTTCTCCCAATACGTGATACCAAGTCGATCCCAAAACTTATCATTGAAAAGATAAGATACCTGCGCTGGGGTCAGGCCGATATTTGCCCCCGCATTTGTTTTACTGAGCCTTTCTTTTCTAAGCGCTTTTAGAAAGCGTTCTGCCGTAGCTCTCTTTGCGATTTCATTCATGATTTACAGATTTAATCCATTTGGCGGTTTTATTTCATCAAGTCCAAGAGGCTTAAGTGCCTCGTACATCTCTTCAAAGATACCATGCAACATGTCGGCCTGCATCTCCATCATCTCTGCTTCCTGCTTACCATTGTTGCTGATGTCGTTTCTCCATGTCTCATACCATTTGCACAACTTATTAACAAGATCCTCATGTTGTGTTGCAAATTTAAGTCCTTCCTTGTAAAACTTCTGAAGGAAAGCGTACCGTGATACCATCTTATCAAACTTGGCCATACCCACCTTACGCTGTGCTTCGTCTTTCCATTGATGATTGACGTCCGAAATGATCTTCTCTGCTTTATCGACTTCCTGCTCAAGGTAATCAAGCTCCTTGACCTTAAACTCGTCCAAAAGCTTCGCAAATGCATAGTTATTTACTATCTCACTCATATATAAAGGATATTTTGGTTTCATGCACAAAGCAGTATTCCTTATCATCAATCTGAATGATGCTTGAAGATTTCCTCACAAACTGCACTCTGTCCCCTTTTCTGACCTCTTCGCATAGAGGACCGATGTCTATTACCACTCCCAACGAAGGTTTCTCCTTGGCTGTTCTGGGTATGTTCAGGCCACCCCTTGTCTTTTCCGGTAGTTCATCCGGCAAAATCAATACTGTTTTCCCTTGTAGTCTCATATTAGTCTTTATTATGTCTTTTCATATCGGAAGCCATACATCTGCGATCAAACTCTTTGAAAGTGATCTTCTCTTCATACCAAGAGTAATGGAAGTTTTTTATATCCCAACCCTTTGGTGCAATCATCAGAAGCGGGTATTCCTGATACCACTCTTCGGAAGTCTTAAGTTCAAATTCATTGTCTGTCATATCTTTTTTGTTTCAAAATGGTAAATCCTCATCATCGGGTGGTGGTGTCAAATCAATTTCCTCTTCCTTTTCCTTCTTCTTCGGCGGATTAAGTTTATTCGGATTTTCGGGAATAATGATAGTTGTCTGCTCGGGCGTTCCCGTATATTCAAAGAAACGACCTCCCCTGGCAAAATCCATAGTAAGCTTTACCTTATTCTCCTTCCCAAGTTCCTCAAAACGGATCTTCTCAGTCCTTATAATAGTCGGCGCATAATCGTCAACATTGTAGTAATCGTCCATGTCTGCATTCTTTGGAATCCGTTTCCCCGGGAACTTCTCCCGGTTCTTGTATCGATGGACCACAATACCAATATCGGCCTTCTCTTTCCATGCGGACGAACCCTTGATGTCGTACAATGACGGCATCCGGTAATTGATACCCAACATGTCAACTTTCCTTGGATGCACTATTACGATCCCATGAACATCATAGGAGTCATTAAAATTAATCAGATAATCCAACTGTTGAGAGATGAAGCTTGTCTCTGTCATGTACTTTGGTTGTTCATGCTCAATCTTATTCCAGGCATCAATAACATAACCAAAGATATTTTCTGTCTTCTTCAGGTAGATCAAATACTTTAGAAGGCTATCGAGCGTGTTCACCTTATCGACAGCTACCGTCCCGCCCCATGTCTCAAAGTTCATTCGGTCCGGTGATATGATGAAGAAATGCTTCTCAATGAACTGCAAAGTCTTTTCCCTGACCATTTCACTCATGGAGTTATAAAACCCATCCTCGAACCTTTGCCCCGTTATAACCTCTGCAAGCTTCGCATATTCCCTTGCTACCGGTCTGTTCTCCGGCGTATAAAGCGCCCACTTGATGTTGAACTTGGCGTTGTGCCGAACAAATTCTCCAAGATACCATCGAATGAAGACACTTTTGCCCGATCCGGGAACCCCGGTAACAAAGGTAATATGCTTTGGTTTTAAAGTAAACAGCTTATCAACATAGGGCAATCCGCATCCAAGTCCCGGTTTAAAGCCTTTTTCAGCGTATCTCTTTAGGTCTTGCCTTATGTCACTTGGCTTTATGACTCCGGCCACCTGAAAGGATGACAGATTATGATAACAGTCGTCAACACCCTCCTGTCCCAATGCCGGCAGTCCCTTCTTCTCATTCCCTGCAAATACCTCATTAATGTCCTTATATCCCGCAGGGTAGTTAATGTACTTGCATCTTTCTCGGCCAAGGAACATCGCCAATTGATTGCGAAGCATTTCACCAGGCGCATCGCCATCAGTACTAAAGATTATCAGATCAATATTGTCGGGATGGAAAAAGCTTGTGACATACGGATCCGTCATATACTCAAATTCGGTGGTGAAATGCTTGATCTTCGGATTGGGAGCGCCCTGGGGAACACTTAACGCATTGTTATAACCGCACTCCTTCCATGTAAGCCAATCCCATTCCCCCTCTGTAATGATTACAGTCTTGTTCTGTTCAATCTCTTCATCCCGTTCAAAGCGTATTGATTGCATCCCAAGAAATATCGCCTTGGCTCCAAGCTTGCGGTCCATCTGCCACCACTTCATCGAATCACTCTCAGGAGTCCATCTAACATTGAAATACTTGACGTTGACGAGAGTCATATTTATATAAAAGGGGAAACCCATGATAGGACCTCCCCTGCCGACAGAATATTCAAAAACCATTTCTCTCTTTGCCGTTTTCGCTGAGATACCACGTTTTTGAAGATAGTCTCTTACCTCTTTTGAATAAGTATCGGGAATAAGCTTTGGCATCCGGCTACGCTCAGATACCTCCTTGAACTTGTCCTGCATGTCAAGGTTCCCGCTCCAACCGCAATGATGACATTTATACCACCTATTCCCAACCTCATCATTTACTGTAAGACAAGCAACATCTTTATGCTTCTTTCGTAAATGATTGCACTGTGGACTTAAGGTATAGTATCTGGATTGGCCTGACTTTTCCTGAATCCCTAAATCGCTAAATGTCATTCCTTAAATATTTCTCGCTTTTCTCGTTCCTCAAAATAAATTTCGGTCCTGTCCCTTCGCTGTCAGGAAATGGATAGCAGAAGTCAAGCTTCGTGCCTACCTCGCCAAATATGATTGCCGGCCGACAATGATTATGGATCGTGGAAAGACTTAATCCGGTAAGATCGGAGAACTGTTGCATGGTGAAGATGTTGTAACGAAGATATTTCTTCGCCTTTTCAACCGACATGCTTCTTTCCTTTGAGATCCTTTCAACGATCTCCGCGTCAGTCTTTACGAACCGACACTCAATATTATCACGCAATCCAAGTTGTTCTTTATTCATCTGTATAAAATTTTGTAACAAATATATTTTATAAAATATTCCAAAGCAAATTTATTTGAAAATTAT